GTATGAGCTCGAGTTTTGCTCTAGTCGAGTGTATTCGACTACCGGTGGTCCGTGCTTTGGACCTAAGCCCGGGAAAGTGCTGGCCAAGTTTGGTTATATTGCAGACCCACCCAAGGATGTTTCCAGGGAGTCGTTGATGAGGGGAGTTGCCCTTGGTTTGCAAAAACAAGTAAATTTTATACCAATCTTGGCGCGTTTAGTAGAGCGTGTGTTAGTGACAACAGCAGGTCACAAGGAGCACACGTATAAGTCGTGGTTTGCAAAAGAGGAGCACAAAATGAAAGTTGATGTGCTGTTGGAAGCAACAATGGATACTGAGTTTGAGATTTATGAACAGTATCTGTGGTCGCCCACCGATCAAATCGAGTATGAACGCCAATTGAGTGAAATGCAGTTGGGCGACGAGTGGGATTCCGCCACTTGTATGATGATTTGTGATCGAGACACTAGTGGAGACCAAATGATCTTTGCACCCATGATGGTTGATTAAACGCCAAAGAATAGGACTACAATTGTAAGAACGAGCCTGAAAATCAGGTACCCATTAGTGGGCTAAGTCTCCTACCCGTAAGGGTTTTAAGTATGACGGAACTGTTTGCACCCCGTAGTGTGCTTGAGGTATTTTAGTATTCGTGGTTTGTCAGGTTTTTTCGATTGCGACAAACACATAAGAGTTAGAAATTTAACTTTAAAACATCAGCTCAGATTGTGAGCCAAGCCAGTTCATGCTTCGTAACCGAACTTTGATGAAATATTGTACCCGTAAACGTATCGGTGTAGTTGGCCACCCGCTGAAAAGTGGAGGTGACTGCGACTGCACTGGTGAAGGTACTTGCCAAATGCCGAATGAGTAGCAAGGCATCAACCGCGGTGTAACGGACAATCTGAAACGTCATAAGCTGCCGAGGGACGGTTGTCCCCCAGCTATGGAGATTGTTGTACTAGTGAATTCCGGGTCGATGATGCCTCTGGTGAATGTAAGCTATGGTGTCTCTCGCCCATGTCGAACCCAATCAAACAACTGAGAAGTCAGCTCAACAAATTGACACACAACAACAAAACAACAAAACGCACAACGCGACGTACGCGGCCGGTCAAAAGATCAGGCACGGGACGTGTCGTTGGCCCCACGCCTGGTAGGCAAGGAATTTCAAAAGGAAGGAATCGTGGGACGCTTGGTCTTAGTGATAGACCGAGTGGTGCGACATCTCGTCGCATGCAGACCATATCAGAGGATGAGTACATTGGTGAAATCAATGGGTCAGTGGGCTTTGCCACGACTTCTTATCCCTGTAACCCTGGTCAAGCATCGATGTTGCCGTGGGGGAATAAAATCGCAGCCCTCTACGAAGAGTACGACTTTGTGAAGTTGGAGTACTACTATAAGCGTGAAGTGTCTGAGTATGCTACTCAAGGCACCACTGGTAAAATTATGCTTTCATTCGATTATGACGCGTCGGATACTGGCCCAACTACGAAACAACAAGTTGAGGACTCGGTACCGCATATGGATGGAATGCCCAGTGATCCTGTTATTCGCCTAAATATTGATTGTGCGCGAATCAGGAAAAATGCGTCGAAATACGTGCGGCCAGGTGCTCAACCGGCCAATACCGACATCAAAACCTATGATGCAGGTAATTTGTACGTATCGACGTACGGTAATCAGAACACAACGAATTTGGGAGAGTTACGAGTTAAGTATACACTCCGGTTGTCAGAACCTGTTCTTGAACCGTCTGTGGTGGTCGGTGGAGTTGCTCATTTGAGCAGTATCTTGGCCACTTCAGCTAACAACTTTGCAGGCGCAGTAATTCAGGCTGGAGCGACACCATCGCTCGCTGGGATCACGGCTGCTGCCAATACCATTACCTTTCCGGCTGGTATTCCAGGCAATTATCTTTTGTATGTAGGTATTGCTGGTGCAACAGGTTGTTCACAATTAGCAGCTGCTAGTTATACAGGAAGTGGGGCTGCCGGTCCACTCCTGTTTACCGATGCAGGCGCTCGTAATGATTCGGTGGAAGTGCAATCGTTGGCTGGAACTACATTAAATCCTGCCATGTTGTGCTTGTCGGTCACTATTGGAGCCGGTGCAGCAGGCGTTGTTTTTACGCCTGCAACGATCACGGGGACGGGTAGTCTTGACATCTTTGTGGTGTCATTGCCTACCTCCGTCTTGACTGTGGCGTCACAAGTGGAGTCACGCTTAGCCAGAATGGAGGCGTTTTTTGCTGAACGTTTCGACGAGGCAATTTCCAGCCCGTTTGTGGGGGTTGGGGCTCCTGGTGTTTCCTCTGAAATTGAAGAGAAGAGGGTGAGCGGATTGAGACCGCTCTGCCTGCCGCCCATACCCCAAAAGCGGGTGTGGTTTGGTGCGACAAGTCCTAGTTCATGAGGCTTGTTGCGGTGAATTTCCTATCAACAGAGTGATGCCGTTGGCGTTAACATCAACGAAAGGATGTGTTTGTGCGACTAATCGTGATGTAGTCTCCTTATTGACCTCTGTTTGACAAGCCAATTTTGGATAACAAAAGAACTTATTAGAAAGTTGCACATTAGTGAGCTCTAACTGTTTGAGCCGAGTACTTGTGTTGTTATAAGTATGGTTTCTTTGTTAACAATAAGCTCTGAAGAGCTGGTGGGCTAACTTAATCCGAGTTAGCCATCCAAGACCAATATTTAGGTAAATTAGGCCCGTGTCCGTTCCCTGTATTGTGTCTATTTGCTTAGACCTGAGTTTAAAAGCTCAGATTTGCCACGTTCGCTGCGAAGGTTACCATTATCTAGAGTACCAGAGGCCGCAAATTTGTCGAAGCCAACAACGAACAAGACAATAGGACCCTAAGGGTCCCAGCACAGTCTTGTTGTGGGTAGTCAATATATTTGTATGATCAACATCTTAAACCAATATACATCTTTTGATCGGGG